GTCGTCAGATTGGTATTTCCACATTAGTTGCAGGATATGCATTGTGGTTGATGTTATTTCATAAAGACAAGAATATTCTCGTTATCGCAACTAAACAAGAAACCGCAAAGAATCTTGTGACTAAAGTCAAGTTCATGCATCAGAATCTTCCAGTTTGGTTACGGGGAAACATTATAACAGATAATAAACTATCGTTGCAGTTTTCTAATGGGTCACAAATTAAGGCAGTAGCATCGTCACCAGACGCCGGACGTTCTGAAGCATTGTCCCTTCTCATCCTTGACGAAGCTGCATTCATTGACAACGCAGACATCATCTGGACGGCAGCATCCAGTACGTTATCCACTGGTGGTAAAGCTATCCTATTATCTACCCCAAATGGTGTTGGTAACTTCTTCCATAAGATGTGGCAACAAGCGGAAACCAAGACCAATAACTTCAATACAATTCTACTGGATTGGAGAGTACATCCAGAACGTGACCAAGCATGGCGTGACCGTCAAACGGAACTGATGGGTGAACTTCAAGCTATTCAAGAACATGATGCGTCATTTATCTTTTCTGGTAACACGGTCATTCCCGCAGAAATACTTGAATTTTATAAGGCTACATACGTTCAAGAACCGATATCTAAAGAAGGGTTTGATAGTAACTTATGGGTTTGGGAATATCCATCTCCATCTAAATCGTATATCGTTTGTGCGGACGTTGCCCGTGGAGATGGTGAGGACTATTCCACGTTCCACGTAATTGACGTAGAAACTTCTACCCAAGTGGCAGAATATAAGGGAAAGGTAGAAACGAAACAGTTTGGGAATATGTTGGTGTCTATTGCAACTCAATATAATGACGCTCTCCTTATTCCAGATAATAGTTCTATTGGTTGGAACGCAATCCAACAGATTATTGACCGTAATTACCGTAATCTCTTTTATATGTCCAGAGATTTACAATATGTGGACGTAGAACACCAATTGAATAGAAAGTATTTGAAGGAAGATAAAAATACGTCTTTGGTACCTGGATTTATGATTTCCCAACGTACTAGACCATTGATTATCGCTAGATTGAAGGAGTATATGTTGGATAATTCCTTTACTATTCGTTCCAGTCGGATGATTGCGGAACTGGAAACCTTCATCTGGAAGAATGGTAGACCGGAAGCGTTGGGTGGGTATAATGATGACTTGGTACTTGCTCTATGTATTGGGTTGTGGGTACGAGACACGGCCCTACGATTACGTCAAGAAGGGATAGAATTGACAAAAATAGCGTTAGACGGAGCGAAATACCAAACAAATGCTATGGTTTATACCAATAATAATTTGAACCACAATCCGTATGAGATGCAAATAGGTCCAGAAAAGGAAAATTTACGGTGGTTACTGTAAATACGTTATACTTATATAGTAGTGTCTTTATATACTATTTTTTGGGGTAAAGTATGAAAGCAGAAGATTTTAAGAATATGATTCGTCAAATTGTTCAAGAAGAACTTCAAAATATGACAACCAAAGAAGAAATTTGTGAAGGTGAAGGTTGTCTTGATGAAAAATCAGTACCCCAACCATATGACCGTTCGGGTGCTCGTAAAATGTCCAAGAGTCAAATTGAAAAACGTAGAAAGATTGGTCGTGATATGATGGCCAACGAAAAGACAGTCAGTAAGTTCCGTAAAAAATATGGGGATGACTGGAAGGATTATCTTTGGGCAGCAGCATCATCCGCTGCATTCAGACAAAGTGGTTCAACAAAAAGTGACGATAAACGGAAAAAATAATGGAATACAAAAGTTTTTTTCAGTTTGAACGTCATCACCCACACGTTCGCCACGACCCACATGGATCGGAAGATGCAGACGTAAATAATGATGGAAAGGTAGATAAAAATGATAAGTACATAATGGCAAAACGCCGTTTATATAGGCAATATCAAGCAGCACAAACCAGTAAAAAGAATACAGACTTTTCTACACCGAAGTTGGAGAATAATATGATTAGATTGTCAGGATTAGTTAACCTTAAGGCACTTAAGGAAGAAACCAAGGAATCTCCCGTACCAGCTCCAACTGTGGCTGCAGATGAAAAGAAGGGTGATAAGAAGGTAAGTGTTGAAATGAAGTTGAAGAAGCTTAAGGAAATGCAAATGACTCCCGACCAAGAAAAGAAGGTCGATGAAATGCTTGCACAATTTGAAGAATTGACCGCAAAGCAAAAGCAACTTGACGTTGACAAAGATGGTAAGATTGAAGGTGATGACCTTGCAAAACTTCGTGCAAAGAAAGATGAATCTGTAAATGAAAACGAAGACCATGAAGTGTCGATGGCAACCAAAACCCTTGATTCTATTATCCGTCACGCAACCGAATTAAAGGGTAAGATTGGAATGGACGAAAAAGATATTCCAGCATGGATTCAAGACCATATCGCAGTAGCAGAAAACAACTTAGACCAAGCAAATACCAGTTATCACGAATACGGTCAAGAAGAAAAGACCGATATGTCAGTTGATAAAGACCTTGACGCAATGAAAGAAACTGTCAACGAAGCAGCACCTGAAGGTTGGGAAAAGACTGTTCTCGCTATGAAGAAGCACAAAGAAATTGATAATCCTTGGGCACTTGCACATTGGATGAAGAAGAAGGGATATCATTCACAAAAGGAAGGGAAGTAATATGCCACCAGTCGTGAAGTTTATCTCTATCTTATTGTCTAGTAGAGAACAAGCACATATCTTCCATCTTCAAACTCCATCTTATGCTCAACACAAGGCATTACAAGGGTATTACGAAGATATCGTAGACTTGATTGACACTTATGTGGAATCATATCAAGGTCGTTATGGTATTTTGAAGGGATACAAACCAAGTAACACAATCCTTGAAGATGATTCAACGGTCAGTTACTTTATGGGACTTCAAAAGTTTGTAGACGAAACCCGTAGTCAACTTCCACAAGACGGTGAACTCAACAATACTGTTGATGAAATCGCTGGTCTTATCTCATCAACTATTTACAAGTTAAAGTTTTTAAAGTAATATGAAGTACAGAGACTTTTTTCCAGAAGGATATTCTGACGGAGCAGTATTTAACCAAACCAAGAAAGATTTTGGTCAAGAAGCACCAGAAGAAATGCCCGCCACCGACCCACAAGATTTAGCAGTTCGTAGTGCTCGTATTAGTGATATCTTGGAACGTAATATCCCAACCAGTCCCGATAAATGGGCGAAGGCAAAGGCGGCAGCTCGTTCTAAGTTTAAGGTCTACCCTTCCGCATATGCTAACTTATGGGCAGCAAAGAAGTATAAGAGTATGGGTGGTGGGTGGAAGAAAGGAAAGAAATGATTAAGTTTGTTGACATACTACTTGAAGAAAGTGAATCTGACCAAAAAGAAATGGTAGATGGTATTATTGATATGCTTAATCAAGTTAAAGATATCAATAATAGAAAAGAAATGGCGTTAGATAGATTAAAAGATTTTAAAAAACAAAATATAAAAATTAATATAACTGATTTCTTACAAAAGAGCGGACTACTTTCTGAAACATGGACGAAGAAATATAAGAAGTCAATTGATTGCAGCAATCCTAAAGGCTTTAGTCAACGAGCCCATTGCGCAGGTCGAAGAAAACGGAAGCACGGCGGAAAAACCAAATCCAAACCGGTATAAGATATGAAAAAATCACAATTAGCAGAACTTATTCGCAAGATGATTAGTGAAGAACTTGAACTTGAGTCACAAGCAAGTGATGCCGCAAAAAAACAAGGCCTTACTAGTATGGGATTTGGTCGTTGGGGCAAAGATGGAAAAATGACTCACAAGACAGTTAATGGAAAACTTCAACCTGTAAAACAAGACGGCGGTTCAGCTAAAGCACCTGCAATCGGTCCTTCAAAAAAACAAGACGGCGGTTCAGCTAAAGCACCTGCAATCGGTCCATCAAAATTTAGTGGTCTTTTTGGTAAAGCATCTGATGATGAACTCGAACGCGGTAAAGCTGCCGATGATGAATTAGATAGACTTATTAAACGATATAAAGACGTTCGACAACATTCAAAAGATAAAGGTTTTGGAGGCGGAGGTGGGTTCTCCGGTGGTGGTTCTGGTGGGCGATTTTAACATAAAACAAGGAAACAACCAACTAAAACCAGTATGATACGATTTGCTGATTTACTTGTTGAAGTTTCTATCGATCTTGACGAAAAGTACCAAACCAAAGGTGACCTTGGAAAGTGGATTCGTCAAAAATGGGTAGACATTTCTCGTAAAGACCCCAAGACCGGCAAGCATCCACCGTGTGGAGCTTCCGCTGGTAAGAAAGAACGAAAGGGTGGGTCATCGAAGTATCCCAAGTGTAGACCCGCACGTTCGGCAGCAGCAATGAGTAAAGGTGAAAAACGGTCAGCAGTCACCAGAAAACGGAAGGCAGGAAACCCCGGTGGGAAACCAACGATGGTTTCAACCTTTAAGAAAAAGGAAGAATAATATGGAACACATGACTGAAGCTTGTTGGGAAGGATATAAGCAAGTTGGAATGAAGGACAAGGGTGGTAAGATGGTTCCAAACTGCGTCCCTATTAATGAAGAAGATATTATTGAAGAATATTGTCCACGTTGTCTCGCAATGGAAATTATGCGAGCACAAGGTCAACCTCTTCAAGAAGCAGAATATCACGGTCGTAAGGTTCCACTTGGAAAACCAATGCGTGGTGACGTAAAGAAGTTTAAGGTATTCGTCAAAGACCCAAGTACTGGGAACGTCAAGAAGGTCAACTTCGGTGACAAGACGATGAGAATTAAGAAATCCAACCCAGCTCGTCGCCGTTCATTTAGAGCACGACACAATTGTGCAAACCCAGGCCCACGTACCAAAGCTCGTTATTGGTCGTGTAGGAAGTGGTAATATGAAAGTCTCCAGAAAGATATCTGACGCTATTATGAAAAAAATGGGATATAAATTCAGTCCCGAAGAGTTTCATATGGGAATGAATGTAGAAATGGAACACAAAGATGTGACAAATGGGAATGTGGTAAAAACGGCAAAAATCGCCGCCGCACACTTGACAGAGAAACCAAACTATTATACATTATTAAAGAAGTATGTTGAAAAGAAAAAAGATGAACAACTCGTAGGACCTGGTGGCGCTATAAATGCAGCACCTAAACCACAAGATGTTAAGAAAATGCGTAAAGCATTAGACTCGGAGAAATAAGATGGCACAATTAAAAGATTTACTGAACGAAGTTACCAGTCAAGTTCCACGACGAGTTCAATTGATGCGAGTAGAAGCAGTATTAGAAAACCTCGCACCACAACTTAAGGAAGCAGACCAAAAGAAGTTAGCAGAAATATATGTAGAATTAAAACAATTAGCAGAAAGTTTCAATATGACTCCATATACTATTTTCAATGCAGAACAATGGAAGTTATTGGAAATGGTATTAATTGGTAAAGTCGCAGAATTTAAACTCGTTGCGGAAGATATCGCAGAAGATAATAAAGATGTCGATTGCTGGCCATTGGCAACGGCGCTCGACACCGTACTCATTTAAGTGAGGGGTTATGGCAGACACTAGTGTATTTGGTCGTCTACGGAGACTGTTTTCAACAAACGCAGTCGTCCGAAATGTAGGCGGAACGAAGTTAAGAGTCGCAGATACCGACAATATCCAATCGTTTATCAATAGACGAGGTATTGACCGGTATCATCGTGTTTACTCGTCAATGACAGGTGGATATGGCGCAGCCGGTGGACGATACGAATCCGCTGCAGCATTTCAAGGGTCACGACTTCAATTGTTCCGTGATTATGATATGATGGATAATGACCCTATTATCTCATCAGTAATGGACATTTACGCCGACGAATCAACTGTTAAGGATGAATTCGGTCAAATACTTAGTATCCGTTCAAAAAACGAACAAATTCAAGACATTCTCCACAACTTGTTCTATGATATTCTCAATGTAGAATTCAATCTCTGGCCTTGGGTCAGAAACATGGTCAAGTATGGGGATTTATTTTTATTCCTTGATATTGATGAAAAGTATGGGGTGGTCAACGCAGTACCACTTTCTATATA